TCTTTAATAACAATTTCCGGTACGCACGTAATACCGTCAGCGCCACGTTTAAATCCGGGACCGCACTTAGTCAAGCATGTTATGCCATCAGGTCCTAATTCCTCGTTAGGTCCACAACCGTCATCGTCAGGCTTCTTCACGCACGTTATGCCATCGTCGCCTCGAACGTAACCCTCTTTACATATAGGTATGCATGTGATGCCATCAGGACCGCGCTCCGTGCCGGGCAAGCAGTCTTTAACCACGACCGTTTCTAGTTCGCACGTAATACCGTCAGCGCCACGTTTGTATCCGGGAGCGCACTTCTTAAGACATGACAAGCCATCGGCACTCTTTTCTTCATCAGCACCACATGTAACGGTATCAACGGCTTTAAGCTCGCATTGGCCTGTTACGGGGTCCCAGTATTTGCCATCTCCGCAGTCAATATCTACGCAATCTCCGGCAGCATTACGTACCTTGCCGGGCAAGCAGGCTTTAACTTCGACTGTTTCTAGTTCGCACGTAACACCATCAGCGCCACGCTTGTATCCGGGAGCGCACTTCTTAAGGCATGACAAGCCATCGGCACTCTTTTCTTCATCAGCACCACATGTAAGCGTGTCATTCCCACCACCGCCTGTAATGGTATCTACTGCCCTGAGTTCGCATTGTTCCGTTATGGGGTCCCAGTATTTGCCAGTACCGCAATCAATATCTACGCACTCACCTGCCGCATTACGTTCTTTGCCGGATTCGCACGCAACAACCGTAACCGTAGCATCATTACCACCACCGCCCGTAACGGTATCTAATACCTTAAGCTGGCAGCTTTCTAATACTGGGTCCCAATACTCCGTTTCCAGACATCCATTCGCATCGGTCTTGACTGTGTCATTACCCGTAGCACCCGTGATAGTTGTAGTGCCTAGATCGGTTAGCCCACGAGTGGTGCCAGTACCACTTAGATCAACATCATTGCCACCAGCGCCAGTCAGCGTATCGTTTCCAGCCCCGCCAGTTATAGATACCGTATCGTCATTACCACCACCGCCAACCACGGCATCATTCCCACCACCGCCAACCACGGCATCATTCCCACCACCGCCCGTAACGGCATCATTGCCCGCAGCACCTGTAAGTGACCCGGCACCAATCATATCTAAGATGTCTTGGTTGCTAAGCCCGCTGTCCGTATTGTCGGTTGCCCCTGCGTTAATACCCGTAAGGAGTTTGTCAATTTTATTTGACGCGCCTATGTCAGACTGATACTTGAACAGCGCTTTAGTGCCTGATTCGTCGTAGACTTTCTTTTCTGCGTCGCTCAAAAAGCCGTAATCTTTGTCACTTAGCGGCGGGTATTTCTTTTGGTCTGCAATTTCAGCGTTGGCCATTGCAATGGCTGTGTTGATTGCGATTTGGTCTAGTGGTTTGCCGGAAATAACGCCAGTTACGGCGTTGACCACCATTCTTTTTTGAGCGCCGGTCAGGTCGCCAAAGCCATCAACTTCTTTAAGTAGCGCAGATACCGCGCCGTTTGTACCGCCAGCAGCGGCACCTCTGAGCATGGCATCGCCTATATCCTGACCAGTTAAAGCGGCTCTTACACCGGATATTGTGGCGTTTTGAAAAGCGTTATTAATTGTGTTGGTAACTGTTACTGGTAAGTCCAAGCCAGCAATGTACTTGTTGGCTTCTTTCATCAAGTCAGTGCCGGGAATATTTGACACCGCCATGCTAATTGCCGCACTCTTGACTGCCTCGCCAATGTCTTTTCCGCTCAAAACCTGAAACGCTAAGTTAGCGGCAATCTGCTGAGGAATAGTCAAACCGCCTGTGGCAAGGGCTAGTGCAATATTTCCAATAGGTCCCAAGTCTTGCATGATGTTTGCAAGATCATTAGAAGACGCGGCTGTCGTGTAGAAAACCGGATTACCCTGAGCGTCAAACTGAACTCGATAGCCAGTGTTACCTTCACCCGTAAACGTGCCGCCAAACGCATTACCCGATTGACGTTCACCATACGTATTGGCTACAGCTTGCCCAGTAGCTTTGTTGCCGTAAGTTGTGTAGGTTTGTTCTGGGATAGTTACGTACTGGCCGTTTTCACCGCCTTCCCATTCTTCGCGGGCCGGAATCGTTTGGGTAATCTGACCAAACTGTTTGATATCAGTAATGCCGGTGTCGGCCATGATCTGCGCCATATCCCGCGCATTAGCTTCAGCAGAGCCTTTACCCTCGCCCTTCCATTTGGACGTTACACCTTGCGCCAGAATCTGTTGGGTTAGAAACCGTGTGGCAACTTCTTTGGGGTCTGCGCCAGTAGCGTTTGCAAGTTGATCGGCAGTAACGCCGCTCGCCGTCATTGTCTTAGCAATAGTGGCATCGTCCGCATTCGGATTGGCTCTAAGCCAGTCAACGATTTGTTGGTTAGAAATCGCCATATTAAGGTAACGCCGAAACAAAAGACATTGTGGCTACCACGGATGCGGTAGATGGCTTGGTTGGTGCGCCTGATGCAGCGTATGTTTCAATGGTTACATCAACATTAGTGGTTGACCAATAGATTTGCACATAATCGTTAGCGTTCATAGACAGAAAATAGTTCCATCCTTTAATGTCGTGAAACGGATCACCGGGATTCTTACGGGCTGGCAAGCCAACTTTACCTGTTGAGCCTGTAATATCTGTGCCGTTTTGTTTAAGCCAAATAAAAATATCATACGGGGCATTACCTGCGTTTTGCACTTGTACGCTGAACTGCAAGTTATATATGCCCGCATTAGCCACCGTAAGTTTTGAACCTGTAGCAAGCGTTACTTCGTTAGAGAAATCTGTTGTGTCTAACGCCATCAATGTAGCAGTGTTGGCTGTTGCGGTTTGGGAAGTAAAGTCTGAAAAAGCGCCATACGGCAGGCGTATTCCAGCTCCGCCAGATGACGTATTTAACTGAGCGATTAACGCATCAAGCCTGTTAAAGTACAAACGCAATACGTTGTTGAACTGCTCTTGATACCTTGGCTCATATTCAATAGGCGCAAGAGGCAAGTTGGGCGCTGCAACTTTGTTTAGCTCAAAATCAGTAGTGACAATGAAAGACATTATCTGCGCCCATCTGGTTTGATGTCGATGCGGGTAGCGCCAAGCTGCCACGTAGTACCAAGGGTATCGGATTCTGCTTTAAATATAATCTGTCTTCCACGAACACGGGTATTTATTTGCCCTGTAAAGCCTTCGGTAATAACGTAAGAAGCGCCAGTTAGCTCGTCTATATCTGCGGTTACAGCAGTGCCTGTACCAGATCCAGCGTTTTGCATAGGATACAAAGTAAACGTAATTTGCGGAGTTACATCATCAGAAGACCCAGAAAACGTCAAGTCAGGAAGCATACGCCAGATAAAGCCAAACTTATCTCCATCGTCAATGTCAAACTCAGAGGAAGAGATATACGCTACGATGGGAGTTGGCGTTGTGGTTTCGTTGTCATCTACGCCAAACTCATGGAGCACAAGATACCCATTGTATGTTGCCGCAATTGGATAGTCTTGAGCACCAGAATCTAACCAAGCCGTGCGGCTCATATCGCCGTAATACCAAATACCTGTACCGCCATTTGCGTTTGTTTCAGCGTAATTAAACACCACATACTTATCAATTAGAGTGTTATCCGCAGAGCAATAGAACCACCAGACTTCATTGAAGCCTTCGTTGGTGCTGGCAAAAACTTGAAGGTTCTGGCTTAGATCAATGTCTTGGTAAACAAATTTACGTAAATCGCAGTTCAACGTCTGGATGCGTCCGTCATACATATAGAACTTATCTATGCCCATCCAGTACACAACACCGGACGCTTGAGCCACAGAATTAGGGCCAAGGATGGAGATGTTATCACCCAGAAGCTGAACACTCCACACAACTGGGGCACCTTGATACTGCAAGGAATACACCGCAGAATCTGTCCAAACCACAATCTCTTGACGAGTCTGGATAGCCGCAACAATCTTTGAGCCGTGGGATAAACGCACAAACCCAGCTTGGTTTGTTGCGGAAGGTGTCCAGTCTATAGCAGACTCTTGATCTGACCAGCGAATTAACATTGGGTCTTGTCTTGTTTCTCCAGCCACATTACAGCCAAAAGCAAACACAAAACGGCTTGCATCTGATACATAAATTAAGTTCTGTACCGTTGGTACATCAGACGCACCACCTAGTGTGCTCAATGCAATACCCCGTACAGACAACGAATGAGTCCCCGATTGGCTACCAGATGTTGTAATAGCCACGCCGCCATAGGTAGCAGATAGGGTAATGGTAGTTGATGTAAACGATGCTGCTACAACGTAGTATGTTGTGTCGGGGAACAAACCAGTTGGCAAAGCACCCGTAGTCACCAGTTGAACAGCATCTCCAACTACTAGGTTATGAGCAGAAGTAAATGTTAAAACGCCGGGAACGGCGATAGTAATTGTGAACTCTTGGCCGGGCAAGCCAACGTTGGCGTTCCAGTAATATATAGTACTGCCCATAGCGGCAAAGATTAAGTCTTCGCCAAAGTTAGACTGCGACCAAAGTTGAAGTTGAGCGCCAGTAATTTGGTTTGTGCCCCAGCCACCATTACCCCAGCCGCCACCGCCCCAGCCAGTAAATGGTGTTTGCACTTCTGTGGCTAAGTTAATTTGATATGTAGCAACTGCAATTATGCCGCCACCGGGAGATCCTGAAGCATCAGCCGCAGTTGCAGTTGGCGTTGTTGTAATAGCGTATTGATTTAAATCAATTACCGTAACTTGATATTCTTGGTTTAAAACCGCAGCGGTAAT